TTATCAGGGCTTTGGGGAAGGTAACGGTGGATTTGAGATGGAGCCCTTCGATTTCGATGTAGCAGGTGGAATCGAGAACATACCTGCTCAGCAGGTCGACTTCGACAAGGAGGCATACTATCAGTCCATCGTAGCTCCTGCAGAGGCAGCTAGACGGGATGCAACCACCGAAGCGATCCAGTCGGGCAGAGCCCTCTCCGCTCATACAGGCCGCGCGCCAGGAGAACTCGAGTCAGAGATTCTAGCTGGTTCCATCAGACAAGCGGGCGCAACCAGTGCCGCAGCGTCACAGGCAACAGAGGAGGCTGGCCTACAGGTTGAGGCTCTCGAACAGCAGGACCTCCAGAGGCGCACCCAGGCCTCGATTGCACAGGGACAGCTGAGGGAGGGCGCATGGGCAGTGCTCACTAACATCAAAGCTAAGTTTGCTGAGATGAGGGCCAATCATTCCCATCAGGCTAGGCTGCTGACACAGCAGTTGGGACACGACAAGGCTATGGCGGAGATAAACCGTCGGACTGCCTACGATATCGAGATGTTTAAAATCACATCTGGGATGGAGATGCTGAAGTATAAGGAGGACGCGGCTAATCTTAGGGCTGCTGCTGGACTAGAGATGTCCGAGGCCGAATCGCAGAGGAATCAGGCATACCGGATGGAGTACCTCGACAGAATGTCCAAGATCCAGAGTATGTCAGTCATCAAGAACTGGGTAGATCAGTTCGGTAGGATGTCTCAGGTCACACGGGCCAGAGAGCCTCGGCTACCTGCGATGATGGGTGGAGGAGATGCAGAGGACACTTATGGCTACGGACAGAACTGGTGGGACATAGAGCCAGGTGGTGAAGGCTACGATCCCTGGCAGAACCTTACACCGCCATAGGAGGTAGAGATGGATGGAAGAAGTAGATTCTCATATCCCAGCTTTGGTGGCTTCCGTGGATATGGGCCTGATATGGGAGATCCAACTGAGAGCGTAGGTGGACAGGCGCTCGGCCGTATGGCTAGCCCAGGTCCACCACAGAGGGCTCAGTCCGATCCGCTATGGGACGAGATACAGGGTACGTTCAACGATATCCTAGGCGAGTATGCCAACATGGAGCTCGACATGCCGATCCAGCCTCCTGACATGAGTGACCCACAGGACCAGCTCAGGTATCTCAAGGACCTGGAGGCTCTTGGGATGAGTAGTGCACCCTCCGCGGCCTTGATGGGTAGGCAGGGGATGGATCTGAAACAGTCACTCGAGCTGCTGAAGTTCCAGCATAAGATGCAGCAGGACAAGTCTAACATGCTCATGAAGTTGATCCCTGCACTGGAGGGTAATAAGGAACTGCAGGCTATGTTCTCAGCTGAGCTGCTGAACAGTATGATGCCTGGTCAGTTCGACGTGCAAGACCAGAGTACGTTCGGAGGTTTGTTTGGTGAGACGCCTGGAGTCGAGAGGTTAACTCCCGAGACCGCTAGGGAAGGTATGGTCTATAAAGGTATCTCCGGAGCAGCTCTGCCAGACGTCCTCAAGCTGATGGAGGCTAAGGATCAGGAGGGACTTAACACTTTCCTCGAGGGTCTTATAGAGCAGATGGTCGAAGGTGGTGTTAATCCGGAAGTAGCTGAGGCTATCGCAGATGGAATATACACTGACGCACTTGGGCAGATCAAAGCCAAGGAGCCAGTATATTGAGATACAACCTGTTAGAAGATCTTAAGGTTAAGGAAGATCCTTACGATTGGTTCCAGGCTGTGCCAGAGGCTCACGACCTCAGTGGTGCAGCAGCCGCTCGTTATCTTGGCAAGATCCTTCACGCCCCTGTTGCGTGGATGGATCAGCCCCTCGATGTAGTAGACGTCCCAGAGGCGTTCGGAGCGGAGCCTCATGAGACACCAACGGGGGAGCTGCCTACGTTCAGGGGGATGCTTTCAGGCCTCGGTAGAGTCATGGGCGAGTCTGGATTGTTAGGAGCAGAGGCATCGCCAGAAGATCCCTGGGGAGGGTACGAGCTCACTCCAGAGATATTGCAAGAAGCCCTGCCATTAGCAGTCGAGCTCGCAGCCTACCCGACAGGTGTTAGAGCCATTACAGAAGGTGCAGTTGGGATGGCTCGAGGAGCGGAAGCGATCCTAGCGAGGGCAGCTGCCCCGTATCAACGAGCAGCCGCACGAGTGGCAGAGGCGTATCGGAGGGCCAGACTTCCAGCCCGACTCGCCAAGTCACAAGAGCGCCTGACATCTCTTGGTGAGGAGGCTATGCGAGGAGCTGAGTGGTGGAGAGACGTCAACGAGGCACAGAAGCTAGCCATGCTAGACCGCGCCGAGCAGCAGATATCCCACACACTCGATTGGGTTGAGAGCTCGTTGATTGCAGAAGATGAGATGGCTATGGACCTCGCTACTCGGGCACAGGGTCGTATCCCTACTATGACTGCTCCGGAGCTGAGAGCCCAGGGTAGAGTTCCACCTCCAGCTGAGTCTACACCAGAGGTCCTCGAGAGGATCAGTACCCACGAGCCTCGTTCCATTCCACCGCTCGAGCCTACAGATCCTTACGCCTACATGGGAGAGGAGGCGAGGGACAAGCTCCTCCAGATCGCAGAGAGGAGGAGAGCATCCATCAAGCACGGAATGAATCGCGCTAAGATGCGTGCCACTGCTAGTGAGAAGAGGCTGCTGAATGAGATGGAGGCTGCAGGGGTTGACTATACAGATCCAAGGTTTGACGAGACACTCTCTGTTGAGCCTGACAAGTTCAATCGTGTGAAGAGGAGCTTCGAGGACAACATGAGGCAGGGTATTCCTCCCAAGTTGGTGACGGAGATACATGATAGGAGGATACCCGAACTGATAGGAGACCCACGTTACTCTGCCACTGGTCAGGCTCTCAAGAGACGTCAGTCTATGGCAGCAGCTCTCAATGAGGGTCTACCAAAGGGTCAACACATCACGGCAGAGGAGATCCTTCAGGCCGGCAAAGATCCTAACCTGAGGGAGAAGCTTGCCAAGCTCATGGCAAGGAATATTCGGAACCAGCCTTGGTACAAGAACAGGGAACAGGGGTTTATGGAGATGTCCCTCCTGATGCGGCTGGGTGAGATGGGTCTCGGCGCTGTCACAGGCGCTGCAGTTGATGAGGAGAACCGTCTCCGAGGCGCAGCTGTTGGTGCTCTCGTCGCGTTTACTCTTGGGACTGTCCTCCGGTTTGGGAGGGGACTGGGACAGCGTGGAGCAGTAGGTAGGTTCAAGTTTCCTCATCTCGAGGATCCATCAACTGGTAGACCACTAACCAAATTCAGAGTCAAGGAAGGCGGTAGACATGAGTGGAGCTTCAAGATACCTGTAGGGAGGAGGAGAGCTCGAGATGTTATTGAGACACCTGAGGGAACTAGAATAGAGCCTGGCAAGTTTAGATGGGATTTGGAGGAACAGACGGTGTCTGGCCACATAGTTGAGGGTTACGATCCGACCAAGAAGGAGTGGCTACATGTTGATACTGTTGACTCAGCGATAGAGGCAGAAGAAGCAGTCGCAAGATGGGAAGGGATGCTCCGTGAGGAGAAGAAGAGCCTTATGGGTGTCCTAAGTAACGAGAGAGGCACATGGAACATAAGACAGATGCAAGAGGAAGTAGTCAGGGCCGCTGAGATCGAAGGTCCAGAGGTCATGCGCAAGCCCCTCCATACGAGGGCCGAGACCAAGACCAGGGGAGCTAGGCGAGACCTACAGAAGAAGATGTTTGCCAAGGCAGTTGACTCTGGTATGGGGAGAGATGGGTTGAGGGCTTGGACACTAGACACCTACGGCAAGGGACTCAGTGAAATGACTGAGGCCGAGATGGTAGTCGCCAACCAGGACCTCACCAGGAGGATGGCACTCTCGAAGATGTTCCCTGAGGATCAGCTGGATACTGCTGTCAAGATCAGGAACATCGAAGACCTTTCAATGGAGCTACATGGGAGTAAGGCTCAGAAGAGGATAGACGCTGCAGTCCGTAGAGTGACTGGAGCCCACCGTGATCTTCGAGAGCTTAATAAGCAAGACCTCACATCTGTCCTAGAGGTGTTGCCCAAGAGGTTCCTCCGTACCCGTGGCCTAGGCGCGTTGATTAGGCAGCCCCTCGCTGTTGAGGACGTGATGAATAGGATGGGGACGTGGGGTAAGTACATCACCAGACAGGTCAGGCGGGAGAGGCTCCATACTGATTACCTGTGGTCGAAGTGGTTCACGCCCCTTGCTGAGGATGTTAAGAATCTTACTCCTAGCCAGATGGATGAGATAGTCGCAGCCCTACACCCTATGGAGGCGAATGGCCGTCGGGTGGTTATGCCACAAGATCCCAAGCTACAGGCGATGGCCGTACGTATCAGGCAGGACTTGAACGAGATAGGCACCCTACGTCAGGAGATAGGTGATCCAGTTCGCCTCGCTAACGGTGGTGAGCGGCCGTTCGAGATGATGGATGATTACTACCCACTTCACATCCCACCGGACGAGCTGACTAGCTCTATCCAGATCAAAAGGAGGATCATTGAACACCTCATGGAGACAGGACAGGCCTCAGGGCCCACCGAAGCCCTCACGATATACAATGACTTTATCAGGAAGAACGTCACCAATAAGTTCGGAAACCTTGACTATGCCAGAGAGGCTTGGATTGAGCCTGAGAAGTTCGATCTATTTCGAGACCTCTCTCGGTATTACTATGGCTCAGCCCGTAGAATTTCCCGTCACAAGTTCTATGGCGGGACTGGCTCCACCCAGCTGCCTAAGAAGATGACTACTTGGCTGGATGCACTACGACAGGACGTTGGGCCTGACGAGTATATCTACGCTCATCAGGCAATGACCAGGCATTTTAAGCACGAGGCCGTCGATGATGCTATGAGTGACATGCTCAAACGGATCAGATCGTTCGAGACCGTAGCTCATATGGGACTCGCACAGATCATGAACTCCTCCGAGCCAGTCCACACCGCCGTCTTTGCTGGGTTTCATAACTTTGCTAAGGGATTCGCCAGAGCGATACGTGGCACATCTCGGATGGACGCACGCGAACTTGTAGCTCGTAATGCTGCCGCGGTTGGCTCTACAATTAGGGATCTTTTTGGTGAGGCAGGTGGGGCAGGATCATTGACCTCAAAGTTTCTCAAGTATAGTGGTTTCTCCCCCATCGAGAAGTGGAACCGCAAGCTAGCCTCTCATGTCGGCATCCAGTATATCGAGTCCACTGTTGCAAAGCTTCAGAGGAATCCAACCTCCCCGAGACTCAGGCGGATGCTAGATGAGGTGCTGATCAACGCAGATGATGTGCTGAAGAACGGTCTTTCAGAGGAGAGTCTGATCAAGGGGGCTATGGAACTGTCTAACCGCACCCAGAAGAGGACGGGTGTGATAGACATGCCTATGTTTATGAGTCACCCGATGGGTAGAATCGTCGCTATGTTCAAGACCTTCGCTTACGGGTCTGCCAGGTTGATGACAAGAGACTTCCTGCTAGCCGTTCACCGGAATCCGGAGAGGTTGTTACGACTACTTGTAGCTTTTCCGGTAGTAGGCGAGATAGTTGGAGACGTTCGAAACTTAGCAACGGGTAATATTCGAGACACGGAAGGTCTAGCACGTCTGGCTGAGAACTACGCTTACGTTGGTACATTGGGTATCCTCTATGACTTCTTTCGCTCTGTCCAGTTCGGTGAGGGTTCCATTAAGGGATTTATGGTAGGTCCAGTGGGGTCGGACATCGCAGCTCTGATGGATGGAACTTACGATTGGCTGGCCGAGGGAAAGGGCCGGAAGCTGGGGAAGTTAGGTCTGCGCATGTTGCCTCCTCCAGCTACCCTCCTCCGAGGCGAAGGGGCACAGAGAGCAGTATTCGGAAGAGGGCTCTTCCCCCAGCCAACCAAGAGGTGGCAGATTCCATAAAGGGGGCGTTCAAAATATGAACACCAAGTTGTCGATTACAATATCTTGTAGGATTCTACCTTACACTCTGGGCATCGTACTTTCACTCTTGGTGGGTTCTGCGTATGGACAATATCAATCTGCTGAAGCATTTCTACCTCTTTCTTTGACTCCGCCTTCGCGCACATTGGACAGAGCACACCTGCCCCCTTCCACTTACGTGGCGCTAGCCCATACTTCTCATTCATCTCAGTGTTATGTTCATACAGGGTTTTCATCTTCCTACCTCCTTAGAAGTATAAACAGGTACTCCATCCCTCTCTATTACGGTCACGGTACCCATAATCCGCAAGGTCTCCATTATAGTCTTAAGCCCCTCTATGTCTATGTCCCTCCAGTTCGCCTTCAGCAGTTCCTCAAAACTCATCTCCCTTCGAGTAATCAACTGCTTCATAACCTTCTCAATGACAACAGCCTTATCATACTCCCCAAGACCTCCAAAGGCATCGGTCATGTATGGTTCAAGTTGCTCGATCAGCACCAGTGATTGGCTTACATCCTCCGGCATAATTACTAGACTATCCCGTTTGGCAGCCGACATGATCATAGCACTCTTTAGTACCATAGCTGGCTTCCGCTCAAGATAGCCTTGGAATCGTGGATCGTCGATAGACGGGTTCTCGTCGTCTATTCCTTGGTACCACTCATCGTAATAGGCATAGGCCTCGGGGTCCCAACTGATGGGTCCCGTAAGTGTCGCAATCTTCTCGAGATCCTCAGAGAGCACCCGTGCCATTTGACGTAGTGCTGGCGAATCAGGTGGTATTGTGACTCGTTTATGCTTTTGCCTTCCAACGACAAAGAGAACTCTCGAAGAGTATCCTCCACCGATCGCATCCATCGGTAAGTTTCTTGCAAGCCAGTCAGGAGTGATTGCTCCAATGAAGTTGAGACAGGCGCCTTGTATCTTGTCGGTTCCACTATGTTTCGTGGAGTATTCCCACTCATCGTCACAGTCGTATATGTCGGTTAGGAAGGTTATTAGATGTGTGTTCTTGACTCCCAAGAACGAGCCGAGTTCTTTGGAGACTACACTGACCGAACAGTGCTGCTCCATCATCAGCCCACCGCCATCCTCCTCGTAGGAGAGGTCGTTGCGTGCATTAGCCATCGCACGGATTAGTTGCTCACGAGTAGTGCTATCCGAAGTGACAGTAATCCCAGGTACTTTCTTAAGGAGGTCCACTCCGAGTGAGATAGCTGCACCTTTTCTGCATCGTCCTGGTGAAGAAACAAGGACAATATACAAGTTTGGAAATAGTCTACGTCTTCCGAACTGGAGCCAAACCTTCCTCTGGAGTGCAGACGCAACGACATAGATTCCGGTCCATACATGGTAATGAGGCGGTGGCTCGGTGTCTCTCGTGTACTCTGTGTAGGCAACGATCCAGTTCTGGAAGTGTCTTTCTTCTGACACGTCATGACTCCCTCTCAGTACTCGAGTTTGACTTCCTTCATATCTCCCCACGTAGGTCCAGTCTCGAACTCACGAGGGATGTTCAGCTCTCGTCCTCCAATCATCATAGGGAGGTCTCCGAACTCGTCTATCTTATTGAAGAGGGCCACTTCGTCCCAATCCTCAGGAAACTGAAAGAGAAAACTATCATGCGACTCTTGGAGAATATCCAGACCTTTATGCGTGAACTCGTCGCTGGTTCTCTGGAGTATGGTATGTAAGATAAGGCCAGTTGTACACTGTGGGTTAAACGCCAGTGCCTCACGAAGTAACGCATCATCAGCCCTCCCGAAGAAGACCCTCTTCTTTACCACTCCCCCTACGCTAGGGGTAGTGATAGTTCTCGTCCGTTTCAGATCGTAGTCCACACGGAGATGCCACTGTGGTATGGCAGGTCGCTGGACGCGATAGGTCACGATGATGGACTTACAGGTTTTTTCTGGCAGGTCCAGGCCGTGTGTCAGTAGCGTACCCCTCATAACTCGAGGCCCCATCTTGTAGTGGATGGCATGTGCACACTGTTTGCCAGCGTAGCGGAGATGGTAGTGCTCATCATCCTCGGGGTTGTAGACAGTATCCATCGTGACGTCCTTCATCCCCAGCTCCTGGGCAATCAACTTCGCATTGTGCCAGTGAGTGTCCTCCCCTCGCTGGAACATCTCGATCATTAGGACTTCGTTAGCCATCCATGCGACTAGCATAGCCTCAGCCCGTGCGAGGTCCATGTTAGCCAACCGCTTACCCTCGTCTGCTACAAAGAGTTGTCGTATCTTCCTTCCCTCGGTGGTGCGAACTGGCGCAGTCTGCATAGAGAAGCCACCACCGAAGATGGACTTCCCCATCACCCCTCTCCAAGTTTCAGTCCCTGCCACGGAGTAGGAGAACCTCATCCTCCCGTCCCACGGGTCAACCTTCACATCTGCGTAGCTCTCGATCAGCTTACGCATCTCGCTGACGTTGATCACGTCGGAGATAAGAATCTTCCTTGGATCGCTATCTGGCAAGACGGACTTGATGCGGAGGAGTGCGTCCTTGTTGGTGGTGGGATTTCCAGTGTACTTGTCGAATCGAGCTGGCAGCCCTAACTCAACGTAGAGGAAGTTCTTGAGTTGTGGTGACCTAACGTTTACATGCCGTCCAGCTACGAAGTCGATGCGGGCCTGAGACTCGTCACGAACCTTGCAGTAGTGAGTCGTCAGTTTGTCTTTCTCCTCACCACTACACCTCATGCCTTTGACTATCATCTTCGTTCCAGGGAATTGCAGCCCCATCTGGAAGTCATACCCTTGTCTCACACCCCAGTTCTCGAGCTCGCGCTCCAGCTTCATACCACTCTCAAGGGTAGACACTACATCAGTGCAGTTGTAAGTGCGGAGTTTGGCATCGTTGATCTTGCCCATCCACTCTTTCTTTTCGCCCTTGTAGTAAGGGTGGCGTGTCAGGACTGAGGTTATCGTATCCAGGCCTTTCGGTAGAGCAGGGTAACATTCATGCCACGCAACCATCGTATCTATCCTCGGTAGTGCACAGGCTATCCGGTGCCACCGAGCCAGGACACTTGCGTCATAGATAAAGTTCTGGCCACATATCCCCTCGTGGTTCTGTAGCAGGACTGAGAGGGCTCTCCAGATGGCGGTCTCTTCATCCACGTCCCACCTTGGCTGGCCACCATCAGTGAATGGGATGCACATGGCCTCATTAATCGCACACGCTAGGCCGACAGTTAGTGTCTGCGAGTAGCGTGTCTCAATATCGCAGGAGCACCAATCATTCTCTGAGACATGGCCGATGAAGTCTATCACTTCCCTAAGTGATGGGTTGATATGATAGGTGGGCTTGGGAAGCCGCTTCTCGGGAAAGTCACTGTCAGACTTAGCCCGTCTGAAGTCTGCTTCCACGAGAGGTTGCAGATGAGTAGCCCCTCTCTGAAGATAGGAGGGGTGGTAGGTCGGAATGACTTTAAATCCAGGGACAAAGTAATCCCAGCTAGATAGGATGCTCCCTCGCCACTTGGCAATTCCTTCCAGGCCAGTACACATCCACAAGGCCTCGTTTCCGAGTGGTACAATAACATTTGGCTTCATCCTTGCTATGAGTTGTCGGTTCTCCTCGATCCATTCCTCCAAGATGGGCTTAGGTACTATCTTTGAAGTGCCACGCTCTCCAGGCGCTCGACCCTCGAAGAAGGACCCTATCTTATTGTTGGGTGGCTGGGAGTGTGCCATGTTATCAGTCCAGATCCTGGACCTAAGCACCTTCGCATTGTGTAGTATCTGGTCATACACACGGCCGGCCGGGCCAACGAAGGGTCTCCCCTCAATCATCTCATCCTTTCCAGGGGACTGCCCGAACACGACCATCTTGGCTTCAGGAGACCCCTCTCCAGGAACATTAGCCGCCATCAGTTTTCTCCTTCCTTCGCCAGAAGCCACACCTCCAGTAGTCTGGTAGCGTAGGCATCATAGGTATCTGACCGAGCGAGCAGGCCTCATAGTTGAAGTGCCTTTTTCTTTCTTCCCGTAGTAGAGCGTGTCTACAGCTCCGGCAAGACTTCAATAACTTTCTCGGGCTTGACTGGGTAGCTGAAGTTTCTTGGCCGTCCATCTGGATTGTGCCTCTTGTTCCAGCCGAAGTTCTTATCATCTGGGTCCACTAGCAGCTTGCTATACTGCATGTTTATCTCGATGATGGTGCCAGTCTGCTCCTCGTCAGTCTGGGTCAGCCACTTGATACGCTGGCCTATTTCGTAGACTGACTCCACCACCCTGGCGACCTCGTCATAATGCGTGAGGCTGAATCCAGGCGTTGTGACAAGGTTCCGTGCATGAGCCAGAGCCTTAAGAAGCGACCTATCTCTCTTTTCTTTAGACAGTTCCCAACCAAAGAACTTAGTGGTACCAAGTCCCATGAGGGCTCTAAACGTCGACCCGCTACCGAACATGGGATCAAGAACACACGCTCCAGGCCAGTACGATCGTCTAAGAATGTTGTCGAGTAGCAGGAGTGGCTTCTCAGTCTCATGTATCTTATCCTGCGAAGGGATAACCGGTGCCTCGATGACGTTCGGAAGCCCTCGCCTCGCAAGCGTCTGCTCGCCTTTCCACGCAAACATGAAGGTTTCATATACCCTCCCCGCGTAGTAGTTGGGGTTGTTAGTCTGTCCAGAGGAGCCCTGCTTATGCCAGATGTAGGGGATCTTATCATAGCGAAAGCCCTTGTCGTGTAGCTGCTGTGCGATGAAGGGATACCACTCAACTCCGAAGAATACCCAGAGGTGGGAGTTGGGAGCCATGAGGCGGTATATTTCCTCGATCCACTGTGGAAAGAGCTCTACGAACGCCTCACGTGAGTCCTTATATATACCTTCGGAACGCTGGCTAGCTGTCGCGGAGTAGTCCTTTTGTTTAGTATCTTGTAGCTCGATTCCAAAAGGAGGGTCAAACAAGACAATGTCAGCGCTACCCTCAGGGTATTGTTTGGAGTCGATTCCGAAAGTTCCGTTAAGCATCTTTCCCTCAAATATTGATAGGTCGAGTTCATCAGACTTCTTGATCTCTCCATCAGCCTTCTCCTTCTCACGCCTCATCTGTTCTTCGATGAGCTCTTGGTGCATGAGGTTCTTGAGGGTTTTTGCAGCTTCATGACGGGACTTACACTGCTTAAGTTGAGGAAAGACCTCCACCGCATCTGCCATAGCCACACGATCTGAAAGTCCTCCAGCAGACGACTCCATAGTAGTGGCGACGGACCGAAGTGATATTCCCTGGTCGGCTGCAATAAGAACGAGTCTTTTTTCCGCAGCGTCCCTCTCATGCCAACTGAGTTGTTTTCGTCTGATGTTTTCATCTAACTCTATCCTCCCCCTCTCGAACTCCGTCAGCTCGTGCCAGTAGACAGCGGAGACATATATCTCCAGCTCTCGACAGGCCTCTAACCTTCTCTGTCCTGCGACCAGTTGGAAGTACTGACTGCCATCCTCAGCGACCATGACCTCGACTACGATGGGCTGGATTTGGCCTACCTCGGAGATGGAATCCTTCAGTTCGGAGAGGTCGCCTAGGTCCTGGCGTTGTCTGTCCTGAGGGATGTGAACTGAGGTGGGTACGATAACGTGGATCTTCTCGTCAACCTTCATTCTATAACCTCCGCGAGTAGGTCAACCAGAGTGTCGGCGTCCACCCCAAGCTGGTTGCATAGATCAGTGAATCCCTTGGCCTCCTTACCACCCGAGGCCATACTCTTAGCCTTCTTACCGTGTCTGCCAGAGACGAATGCGTCTCCCCGCAGCTTGCGCACGTTGCGTATGTGTTCGGCGAGTTCATCGTCGTCCATCTCATGGGGAGCCTTCCCCAGTAGGATCTTGACTACGTTGCTCATATCCTCCCCCTGTCTATGTCCTCATTAACTATATCAGTGGTTATATCTATCTCAGCCTTACCCAAACCGATAGTCCCTTCAGCCTCAACGCGCTGGACAACTCGGTGGATTACCTTTCTTAGAAATCGGGATACGTCTCCGTGACCGGAGTAGATACGTCGGAACTTCTCGTACAGGGTGGGGTCGCACTCGAAGGCGACCTTGATAGGTTTCATCTTAGCTCCTTACAGCTCACAACACTCTATTATCCTAACCCTCTTCATGTATCTTACAGACCTGCCATCCAACCGGAAGATAACCTCAAGCTTTAAGTCTCCATGATGCCATATCTTCTTCATCACCCACCTGGCGGTAGTCGTCTTTCCAGTCTCATCCCTGAAGGGGACTAGATAAGCCTTGCCGCGTACGGTCTCCAGCGGTAGCCTTACCCATCTAGGTAGCTCTGTGGTATGCAGTTCCATAAGCAGTCTCGAGGAACCCACCACCTCGCGGTGAAGGGCTCCAGGTGAATGCCTACTTGGCTGGCTTGTACTCAACGATCCGGTTGACAGGCCGGCCATTCTGATCCTTGTCTGGACGGATGAGGGCCTTGCACACAGCGCCTCCGAGCTTCTTCAGGTCGATGATGCCCTTCTTCCCGTAGTCATAGCCGAGGGCTTTGAGGATCTGCTGGATGGAGAACAGCTTGCCTTCCTTCGCGGTCCTGCCATCGCTCCAGTAGTCGCTCTCGTCCCCGGGCTTCGGTAGCGCAGTCCAGTCCGTGATACCCCTGCCGTCGATGGGCCTACCATCTGCATCCTTCTTTCCGGTTCCGTGGATTTCCCAGTTCCAGACGAAGTTGAATCCATCCCCCGCCTTGTTGGGCTCTCTGACTACCTTCTTCAGTCGAAGAGGATAGAGAGACTCAACGAGAGGGGGCACTAGACTGGCGTCCCCCAGCTCCTCGCCCAAAGTGATAACGGTTTCTTCTACCATAGTCTTGCTCCTTTCTGTGAGTTGGTGTTCAAAATTTGAACGGAAGTTGGTTAAGGCATCGCCCTGTCTGAATGTGTCAGCCTCATGAACTTCTCCAGCTCCCGCAGCGCATCCGACAGCCTGTCGCGGGTTTGCTCCAGTTCCGAGTCGAACTGCTCGAAGTGAACATCGAACTCGGTACCGACGTCGATGCGGAGACTCTCGAATGTGCGTTCGCCGAGGCTAATCGTCTTCCCCATCTGGAGCTTTAGCTTCATCCTCCGTCACCTCCTTTCTGAAGTCCTCCTTAAGCTTTCCGAAGATCTCGAGGTAAACGTCATAGCCGAGTATCTTCCACGATCCATCTGGCTGCGGCCGTGCGGCATGTGCACGTGCCTGAGTACCCCACAGCTCACCAGCAATGTGCGCCAGGGTCAAGTAAACCTCACTTCTCATCTTACTATCCTCCTCTGTATGCTTCTATCTTTCTGATTAGGTGTTCGAAGTCTGGAATCTCGATGTCGTCGAAGATGTGCACTCCGCCTACCGTATCGTACCCCAAGGTCGTATGTGCGTTGATGTGGTCTGCACGGTGGGTATGCATCCTGTGGACCTGGACTCCATCTTCGGTCTCGGTGAACAAGTGGTACCACTCGCCAAACTCTTTCTGCATCCTGAACCTAGTCTTCCCTACCATGAGTGGATAGTGGCGTACGTCTACCACTGTCTCATTCTTTACAATCTCAAGTATCTCAAAGTGGAAGGTCATAATCCTAGAGCCTGGTAGACTCTTGAACTTATCCAGGATCTGCATCGTTCTAGTCATAGAGTATGCATAGTGGTGCTTAGCCATCCCATCTGCTGGCGACTTCTTCCTTGAGTCATCGACTAGAGATTGATATCCAGATGTTTTCTCTAGGCCAGTAACAGAGTCGATTATCCAGACATCAGGCGTTACTGGTACCACTCCATCAGAGTGAGCATCGAGTGCCCAGTCCATATCGTTGAAGAACTCTCCAGTGCTCTCATTCATATAGATAGTTCCGTTGTTGGAGATGGCTGTGTCGAGAAGGCGCTTGCACATCACGTGTCCACGTGGGTTATCCTCTTCGTCTAGAAAGGTGTGGTAGTAGGTGTCACTTCCCTCGTAAGCCGCCATCTTATCGTCAAAGTCGAATACAAACTTTGTACCAGGGAAGCCAGCTGCCATAGTGCTCTTACCTGCACCCGCTGCGGACACTAGACCCACGTTCCAGTTCATGTTCCTGATGTTGAAGTCACTCATCCGAGGCATCTAGTATCTCCTTATGTTCTGCTAGATGTACCGCTAGAGCCGCCGCCGTCCTCTTCTCTGTCTCCGCAAAGTCGACGTTTATGACCTCGGAGACCTCCCCGGCTGTCATCAAGCCATAGAGCATAGCAGCCTTCTCGTTCAGAGATGGATAGACTCTGGACCTTACCTTAGACGCCTCCCCGAGGGTATCAAGGAGCATAGAGTAGTCCGAGTTATCCATCTCAATTGTCACTACCCTCTTCGTCTTGACTCTCATCATGCCCTCCCTTCTTTGAGATCCTCTACCGTCGTTGTGATCGCTCCAGTATCCCAAGGCTCCCATCTGTTCTCGATATAGCCGCCGGGGATGGGCTGTCTGTCGCATTGTTCAACTGTCATGTAATCGTGGGAGACACAGAGTGATCTGAACTGGCACGCACCCCAATGAGTGCAGTAGCCGCCATAGCCGCCTTTGTCTCTAGGCCACCTCCACTTCTCGAACCTCTCCAGGATTTCCGAGACCCAGTCAACAGCGTCACTGTACCACGCCTCGATGTGGTCGTCAGTCCTCGGTTCGATAAACCTCTCCAACCCATGCTTGGTCTTGGCAGTCTGCAACACGTTGACGCAGATAGCCCCAACTCTATCCCAATGATGGCGGGCTGCCCCGAGGTAGCCGTCACCCTGGAAGAAGGGGTTGAACTCGAGGAACTTGCTCTTTCCGAGATTGCGAGAGGTTTTGTGGTCGATAGGGACCTTGCCGTAGGGTGGCCAGTCTACCACCATGTCAATCCTGCCGAAGTAGTAGATGTCCCCGAATAAATGGTAGGTGAAGCCGACTTCGAGATAGTTCTCGCGTGGCTCCATAAGTGTGAATGGTTCTGTCAGGTAGTAACCCCTATAACGATTGATGAGTACGTCCGCAGTGTTCCTGTTGCGGATCGCATCTCCCTCCATATCCTGCCACGCCCAGTCAAACGCAATCATACACGCAGCGTGGATAGGCTCCGATGAGTTCATGATTTCCTGGAAGGCTTCTCGGATGGTGGAATAGGCGATTTTTTCATCCCTGGTAGGTGGCATCATGATTGTAAGTGCGTGCATTATCTCCTCTACGGTGAGACTCTTGTCGTGGAGGAGGTAGTGCATCTGTAATGCCGAGTGGATGGATGTACCGAAGTGGGGTGCAACGGAGGGAGTGTCGATCTCTGCCCCTCTCACGTGACGCCAGTAGTAGTACCGTGGGCAGGACTGGTTGTCACCTATGATTGAGGAGTCAAAGATGTCAGGGACTACCACGAGGCCAAAAGGTCTTTCGATCTCCATGCCAGCCGCCTTTCGTCAAGGGCGACGCCGGAGGGGGGAGTCGACACCCTCCATTGTCCCCAAGTGATCAAATAAAAAGACTCCCACCACCCACCGAGTGGGAGCCTACCCTTTTGCCTGAGCGTCTCTTCGTTCCCGCGTTCCATTCGATGTGGGCTAGAGAGGAGGAGGGAGCCTACCACCAACCTCTCATATTCTACCCTCATTGTAGGGGATTTGAGGGGAGTTGTCAACCGAAATCGCACCGCCTCACCCAATGTTTACAAGGACCTTATCTCTACCAGGTCCGTTCTGTGTTCTCCAGATAATCTCTAGACATGGGCGTTTCTTCCAGCAATCCCACCAGACTACGTGTAGGGCACCCAGGAGGACGCCCCAGCGCTTCCATGTTATCTTCACGACTCCCTCCTCATCTGCAAGAGTTGCAAGACTCATCATACAGAAACGGTCCCTCAGCTGGCAGGTTGATGTAGATCTTAAACCCACGAGCCAGCCTGCCGCACCGCCTACAGGTTACGTCACCAAGTCTAGCGTCGACAGGCAGCTTCGCCTCACGGTAGAGCTCCTCCATGACAGTGACTGCGTTCGAGTCATACTCTACGATCTCCTCTCTCTGTTTGTCAGTTAGATTCTCCAACCCAAGGCCCTCGTTGCACAACCGTATCTCCAGCACACAATGCTCGAATACGAACAGATTCGCCCCCTCCACTTCGTCAACTGCCTGTAGATAGTGCGGACGGTAGAGCTCCCAGAGTTCTTTCCTCTTAGCCTCCCATTGTTCGTACTCCTCACCGGGTGCAGGTCCAATGATGTTTATCTTCGTCATATCTCATCCTCCTGGCTCTCCGCTATTCTCGCGTCGATACGAGCCTCCATTACTCCATCCCAGTAGGCATCCTCTGCCCTATCTCTCTCATCTGCTATGAACTGCAGACAGGCCTCCTCCAGTTCGAGGAGAAAGCCCTTGCTCTCCATCATGGCCTCGATAGCAACCATTAGCATCTCTGCGTGCAGCTCGTTCTTCGCACCGGATTTGTAGACCACACTGTGTATATTTACCTCCTCAGGCTCCGGTGGCTGAGCGCGATCAGGCGGATTCATCACTCCAGGGAATCCTTTGTGATAGTAGAAAAGGACATCTACCAGTACCTCCTCATTACCTATCTCGATTGGATAGTCTGGCATTGTGTCAAGTCCCATAGGGTTACCTCCTTTCTACCACCTTCCAGTGGCTATCTTAAGTCCAGGTAGGTGTTCATAGCCAAGGGTGCCAGTGGCCGAGTTGTGCCTTGTCCCATCTTTCATACTGCCGCCGTATCCCAGCCTGGTCAGTCTATCCCAGATTTCCTGCGCTATGTCAGATAGCTCGTCTGGGTCTCCACTTGATAGGATGAGGATATGGACATAGCTGTCGTCACCCAACTCCCTCCTCCATTTGTGTACCTCAGGTATCATTCGTGTCACCTCCTTGTAAACCACCATAGCCAGAACTTGGTGGCTAGTATAGCTGCAACTGCCGTGATTAGTCCCGATAGCAGCATGATTGCGATAATCTCTCCAGTCACCGGATCACCTCCTCTTTATCTCCGTGGTGTCTGAGATATCTATAACTCCACGTCGTTTGGCCTCATACATCGTCTGCTTGGCGAGCTTCACCACCAGGCTTATGAGTTGTCCCCTCGATAGCCTCCTCAACCTGGGTGGACAGACTGGACAGGTCTGTCTGTGCGTGGTGGACTCGAATGATGTAAAGGCAGGTTTATCTCCGTTATCGGAGACGAGTTGCGTGTGCTTGACCTCTCCAAGTTTGCTAATCTCAGTTACTTCCTTCGCCATGTGGACTCTCTTGATAGAGTCACCACAGAGGAGGCACACGATGGTCTGATGGACCTCGACCTCCTCCTCGTCACCGATCCTCGTCGTTTCCGCTAGAAGGTCCAGCACTAGCTGCATCTCTTCTAGACTCAGCTCGTCGAGTATCGTCATGGCTCCCTCCAAATATCTCGTCGACCGTTAGATGTTCCTCAGTTCCCTCCACCATTTCCAGGGCCTTGCGGGCTAGCTCTTGCTGTTCAGGCGACAGGTCGGGCAGGTCCGCCAGGTCCTCGAACTGTTCATCCCTCAGCACACTGATAGACTTGCCCGAGATTGTGATAGGGTGGGCGTCTACCACCCGTCGGGTGGGTCTGAGGATGAGTGTGTGACCGTCCAGCACCTCGATGCGGAAGGCGTGGCCCACGATCTTCTGGTACTCGTAGCACCGGCGTCTCCAGATGCTGAGTGCCCTGTGGTTTACGAACTTAACCTCTACCTCTCCACTAAGGGTCAGTTCCGCGACTGCATCTATCACACTCTTGTACAGGGCCCTGAACTTTGGGCTTTGGGTATCCATCTCTACGTTTCTGTAACTCACCAGTTATCACCTCCCCTCGTAGTTTGGATATCTCACTCATTATGAGGAAGTCCCACGTCCTCGGAAGAGTACGGGCGTGGGCATACTTGTGTATCAGTTCTCGGAACTCTTCGCAGAACTCAGGCGTCAGCTCGTTCATTGATGCTCCAGTTGGTGTTCAAATTTCGAACGCCGAGTGGGTTACGGCAACCGCCTCTCATATCTCTCCCAGACAGTGAGGGTCTCAATGCCTGTATTATCCGCCCAGATCACCACCACTGGATGGATGAACCGCACCACTCCCCTCGGAGCAGGTGCGTGGGCGACAGTTGGTAGCGAGATGAGTGCTAGTGTCAGCAGCACACCTCGCGTAGCGAATCGCAGGAGGTTCATGCCTAATCACCTCCTTTCAGCCTCCAATATACCGTCGATCCTACTGTGTAGTCTGGTATTATCAACAGCAGTAGTCTAATGCCCTTACACAACTCTATTTCCACCTCAGAGTTGTACTCATTACTGGCGCAGAATACCAAATCAGGAGCCGCCAACTCGAGGTCCTCCCTTTCTACTAATCTAGCTTTCATCCCGTATCACCTCCTTTCAGCTTACACGCCAGCCTCACCCGCTCAATCGGACTTTGCCACCCGAATGAAACTCGGCAGGTGTACGGCCGTGCGTCGTATATCTTGCAGCCGAGTGCGGTCAGCATCGGACATGCCTCTTCGATCTCGATGTACATCACGCCGTCGGCAACCAGAACTGTGTGTCCTCGTGTCTCGTAGAAGAATATCATATAGTCGGTAGGTTTGAAGATAGTGGGTATATGTAAGACCTTGCAACAGGCCATACATGATAGGCAAGTTTGTTGTTGTGATCGTTCGTCCATCAGCCTCTCCAGCCTAGCTTTGGAATACACTTGGAGCATGTCCAGAATACCTTGCCAGTTTTAGAGACCCAACGAAGGCCTGGTCGTCTCCTACTGTGCTTTCCACACTTACAGCACCTCACGGAAATCACCTCCTCTCATTGTCCCTAGATCATATCATGGATGGATCGAGTTGTCAAGCAAAAAGCAAATCAACTCCTCCCAATTTGCATGGGTTGGCCCTCCCCCATTTTTCCGTACCCCCCGCCCTAGTGCCTATTCCCCTCATAGTGGGTGGTGTTCTATCTTTATTAAAAAAAAAGATAATAAAAAAAGAAAGGATAGGACCCACCCAGGCGCAGACCCCACCGAGGGGGGAGGGGTGGTCGGAAATTGGGGGGAGGGTGACCCCCTGCAAATTGGGAGTACATGATTCGCAATTTGCCGATGACTCTCGACAACTGTGGAAGGGTGTGGATGGTGGTTGGAGGGGAGAGGGGTTTTACGCTTTAGCCGCCTTTTCAGCAGCCGCCTTTGCGAGTTTCTCCAGCATCTTCGGATCACTGGCCAGCATCTCGATAGCCGCAGCAATCTTCTCACGCTGACCCTCATCCATCTCTTTCAGCCGCTTGGTAGTGGCTCTGATGGACGCGGGCTGGATCTCCCTGACACCAGGTTTGTAGGCGTCAACGATTTCCTGGAGGGCACCAACGTCATTGATACCATCCTTGGTCTTTGTGCCCTTACGGGCAGTTCGAACGACATTCTGTACGTTTACCACGATCTGGCGGAGGGCGAACGACAGAGCATCGACCCCAAACCTCTCCTGGAACTCATCGAGGGTGGTGGGCTGGTCGATGGTGAAGTCGGCCTTCCATTCCATAGCCGGGACTGCACAAGTGAAACTGTGTTTTTCCATATCGGAGATCTCCTGTTCTGGTCGCTACTATCGCGTAGCGAAACGAGTTGGATTTCTCCCCTCCAACCATGTCTCCATTATCCACATCCCTCCACAGTTGTCAAGAGTTTTCTTTCATGCCTTCCTGTGGCGACATCCCTGGTTTGTCAAAAGATGTTATCTGCTACATCACTGATGTGCAGCCCTATCATATCTTCACCGTCCTTACCGTTCCTAATGTACCAATCAGTTCCTGTGTACTCGTCCTCCATATCGTATCCGTCGTGGTCCTCAACCCTGACGCCGTACTTAGCGCACAGGGCCTGTAGTTCCCTCATAAACTGTCTCTCCGCCTCGGTCATGGCTTCGCCACCTCCCTTCGACTCTCAATCCACCTGCCGACATCACCACCTGCATGGTGAAGCCTAATCAGTTCCTCTTCTTCTTCGGCTGTCAGTATCCGTCCGATTACCCCTAGCAAGAGTGCGCTTTCGAGTAGGAGCAACTCTAGTCGTAGCATTTCACCCTCACCACATTCTGGACACAGTACGAACCCATCACGAGGGCTGTACTGCTTGACTGCTTGGCGTGCGTACCAACTCTGCTCTATGTCGCAACTAAGGCACACATACCTGTACCTGTTCCGCATGGCTATCCTCCTTGTCGTTCAAATTTTGAACGCACCCTCGTTGGGGTGGTGAAGGGGATGCCACCAAAGGAAGGCATGAATCTACCCGTGTATTCCAGCATGGGCACTGTTAGGTGTTAATAGAAACTGATCCTGAATCCATCTTGTGCAAGGTTGATTGCTACTGTCATACCTTCGCTCACGTAGATGTGCTCAACTGATCCACGGTGTTCGCCTATCTCAACGTGGATAGAATCTTCACCTGTGCTCTTGCTTACAGTGATGTTAGAGTCTTCATTCACTATTACTACCATGGGCTCCTCCTCACATAATTCTTGGATAAGTGTACATAAACCACAACAACACTGCTATTCCGATCACTAGCACTACGTCTATGATCCAAATGGCCACTGTCATGATGTACCTCTCCATCTGTGCCCATGATGGAACACACGAGTCCATCCTCTCAATCCGGCTATACCATCGCCGTCTGGCCCAAAGGGCTTCAGCAAAGGAGCAAGATGGTTATGTCAAAGAACGCGGTATTCTTCCTCTCACAGTCGTGCTTTCTGTCACACTCTGGCCGGTATGTTTGCTACTGGTTAGCTAGATTTGCGTAGCTTTGTCTCCGGCTTGTCATTGTCCCTGACGAACTTGGCGATATCATCAGCCAGCATCATGGCTGTTCTCGCCTTGTTCACACTCATGCTGTACGGCTTGTGGGTTCTGCCTGTGAGTTCGATCTGGAGGCCATACTTTTCGTGGGTTCTCACCACCGAGAACACACCACTCTGTACGGCTCTGATCTCACGGATCAGTTCCTCCGTCGTCATGCCAGACTCTTCCACCGTCTTGGCCAGTTCCTGCAACTCTTTCTGTGTCGCCATGTTAGTTCTCTCTTTCTGGCCAGAGCATGACAGAGAACACGACTGCTTTGCCGCTTTACGGCTGGGTATCCTGTACCCGTCCCCATGTGGGCATGATGCCACGTGTGCATGGGTATGTACGCCCATGTGTGGGTACGTCACGTGTGTGTGACGTGGGCGACGCGATTGCGATTCAAAACATCACGATGCAATCCGCGTGCCAAGTGACCCAAGTTGTTGATATTGCTCGAGATTGTGCATTTGGCATGGATCTTGCTTGCATCCCAATTTGTGCACAAAAGGTGACACGCATGGTACACTTTTTCATACCACGCCCGCACGATCGTTCTGTACCACTTTGTGGTAGTGATCGAGGTGTGAAAGGGTTCACAAGCACCCAGTCCATGTCAACCAGGGCCGGCCCACACCCCCCGGGGGCTAGGACGCCCAGGCCCGATCACGCCATGTGAAAAATCAGGTGCCCGCCAATTGCTACTCAGTTTTCTGAATCACCCCTAGTCGGTTCGTTCTCATAGATGCCGTTCATAATTTGAACGCTAGTGGGATTTGGACTGAGAGACGGGCGGTCGAAACAATCTTTCATCTCAAACACGTCGGAGTCCCACATCCTACTCGAGGATATAGTAGGATTTGTGAACTGACTTAGAGGGGAACGCCTCCAATAGCCTCGAGAAAATCCAGGTTTCATTTGACAACTCGAGTCGTGGCCATTACAATGGTGGTGTGTGGAGAGAACTATTCGAAGAGGAGACTACAAGATGGGAAGGCCGTCACAGATAGTTCCGGCACCTAACCACTCATTGGACGCACCGTTGAAGAGGTTCAAGCTCCAGCCCTACCACAGGAGGATTATCCAACTGATGGTAGCAGGGGAGAAGCAGTCAGAGATCTCTAGGCGGGTCGGGGTTACTGAGGTTACGATCTCAAGGATTAAGGACAATCCACTATTCATTGCCGAATATGAGAGGTTGGCCCAGGAGGCTGACTTTCTGGCAGTTGACGTTGTGGACCGCGTGAGGGCAGTCGTCCCTCGGGCACTGGAGATCATCGAGGACGTTCTAGGAAAGGACTCTGAGGATGTAGACCCTTTCAAGCATTTCGACAGGGCAGTTGAAGTCCTCAAGATGTCCCATGCTGAACTGCGTGGACAGAAGGCGCAGGGTGGAATCCACGTCCGCGGTGAGAATATCCAGTTTAATGTGGGAGATCCTAGGGAGCTGGATGATGAACAGTTGGATCGTGCACTGGAGGAGCAGCTAAAGGAGCTCACCGAAGATGTCTAGAGCAAAAGTAGACTTAACTTTCGATGAAGCAACTTATGCGGTCAAGGTAATAGCTTATCCACATCACGAGATCCATGGTGGAAGTGCGTTTGCTGCAAGTAAGGCATTTACCCACGGTGCGGGAGCTAGCCCAAACGTGCTAATCGTAACGCCAGATACCACCAAGTGGCCGCATTTCCTATTCTCTATAGTAAGTGACGATGTAGTCACTGTGACACTCTATGAGACGTCCGATTACACTGGAGGTGATGCGCTAACCGCGTTCAATAGAGATAGGAACTCCTCCAATACGTCGGGACTGACTCTTACCACGGATGCCACAGACGGAGGTAGTGGTAAAGGCACACCTATTTGGACGTTCAAAGCAGGAGCAAATAAGGTAGTTACTGCTACAACTGGAGCGGATCGTCACGAGTTCATACTGAAGCAAAACACTAAGTACCTTATTGAGGCTGTGGGAGCTAATGGGGACTTAATCACAGCTCTACTTGACTGGTACGAACATACGAATAAGGCGTAATATGAGGTAAGGATGCCTAAGTTCTCCAGAAGGTCGAAGGAGATTCTCCTCACTTGCGACGAGGATCTCCAGGTTGTGATGAACGATGTTATTAGGATCACTGACATTAAGATCATCAGTGGGCTGAGGGGTGAGGTAGAGCAGAACTATCTGTTCCGAACTGGCCTCTCGAAGAAGATGTTTCCGAACTCGAAGCATAACTCTGAGGTCGAGGATGCACTCTCGGAGGCAGTTGACATCGCCCCCTACCCTATCAACTGGCATGACGATGAGAGGTTCTACTATACCGCTGGGATAGTGATGGGTGTCGCAGGGATGCTTGGTATAGAGTTGAGATGGGGCGGAGACTGGGATATGGACGATGATCTCCACGATCAGACATTCATGGACCTGGGACATTTTGAGTTGGTGAGGTGATGGATGAAAAAGAGATATATCTATCGGAGAACCTGTTTGGGCTTGTCCCGACTCATATGCGCGGCTACGTTTTTGTCTATTCTCCTCCTGTTTATACCTACAGTTGTAAGTGGACAGAGTGTGATCTCCTCTATGACTGGAACAGAATATATAGTTTCAGGTGCAGAGGTTACGATTCAGTGGGATACTGTTTCAAATGCCCTCGCATACGAAGCAAGGCTGCTCATGCTATATCAAGAGCCCGTTACATACTTCGCTCTTGCGAGAATTCCGGCAAGTGAGGTATCCGTTACGTTCAAGCAGCCGAGGGCAGGCCACTTTGAAGCTCAGGTCAGGACTTGTAAGTACGCTGACTGTCATATAGAAGATCCAGCGAAGCCAGAGGAGTCCGTCTCTGGATGGTCTGTTAGCACAGATATAGACGTAGCCACAGTGGATGGTGTACCGATGGCTTGGTGGATATACTGGAGGCTGGCTCCAGTCACTGGTCCAGTTATAAGTAAGAAGGAGGTTGGTGATGGCGGAAGTAGTTAAGAAGTACTTTAGTTGGATACCCTCGGTTTCAGAAGACGTTGTGGCTGCAGAGATCTACGTCTCAGAACCAGGTGGCAACGTGACTCTGGCGTCAATGAAGTGGCGGTTTGAATCAGACAGCCCACAGTTTCAGAACAACGAGGTCACGATCCCTGATGATCTCCCAGGCTTTCCACAGGTTGAAGCCATTTACGAACTGGGTATTATGGCTATCGACGATGCTGGAAACAAGGCGGATATGGCGGTTGTGTCTGGCCCTTTCGACTTCGACGCCCCTGCTCCCATGACTGGCCTGAAGTTGTCGGACGAGTCATATGTTGTATCCTAAAGGAGCTTGGGTTGTGTAGGAAGGAGGAGTCATGAGCTTTTTTGGTGTAGTGGTAGTAGCTGTAGTATCTTGGGTGTGTGGGTGGCTAACCTGTTACTTCTGGGGTAAGCCAGCCAAGGAGCTAAAGAAGCTACAGGATAAGATGGAGTAGGCAATGGGTTTCTTCGGCTGGATAAAGGGCCTGACCTCCGCTGCTGCTGTGGTAGAGGCTAATGCCGATATCCCTAGGATGGCAACTAAGGGACTGTTCGATGCGGTTGACGCGTTGGTATTTACTGAGGAGGAGCGAGTACACGAGAACCAGAAGTCGATGGAACTCACCCGTAAGTTTTGGGAGCAGTTCGCACATGAGAACTCAGAGCAGAGCAAGGCTAGGCGTGAACTGGCTTTTATGATTATGAAGTCGTTCTTCCTGATGCTCTTCATGGCTATAGCTGCGAGAGGGTTTGAGATAGGCTTTGGTGTGGTCAACCATCCTCTTAGCACCTTCATTATAGAGGTAGTCAAGGTGTATGTGTTCCTGGTCACTGCTATCGGCCTGACATACTTCGTCCCTCATCAGGTTAGTAAGGTCTTCACGTATAAGAAGGAGAATAAGGGCTGACGAGGAGGTAGCTATGCCCTACAACCGAGCGAGACGGATATTGTCGAACTTTACACCTCCTATCATGCCGGGAGGTCAGTTCGGAACTGCACTGGGCGTCGGTCAGGACTTCTACTCTCCAGCGGAGAACTGGTCGTATCCTTCAACGCAGACGGGTGACCCTGCGCGAACCCAACCTTCTCAGCCGCCTGAAGGTGCTGCATCGGCTGGCCGGACCGATGTCCAGCAAGGCGCAGGCCCCACACCTCCGTCCCCTCAAGGCGAGGCCCCCTCGTCAGCCAATGCACAAAGTTTTGGTAGAGAGATTCTGAGGATAAATCCAACTGCGCAGGGTACTCAACAGATGGGGGTCAGGAGACCTCTTAGTCAAGCGAGGAGGTTCGGAGTCTAATGCCTTTGCTATATGGTGATTCAGGTATCATATCAGCCAGATATAGGCAGGGAGATGTAGGGGCTGGATATAAGCCACGTGTGATCTCTCCTAGTATGGGCAGGTTAAGCCCTTATTCTGGCTACTCATTCGGTGCTGTCAGATCTCTCTTTGGAGGAGGTAGAGAGAGGGAGCGACAGCCTATGCAGGGTCCTGTGAGGCAGCCCTTTGGCAGTAGGATGAGTAGTGGATTTATGAGGGGTCCCGTTGCGTCGCAGGCTACCGCTTACGCCCCAAAGAGGTTGTGGAACTACTCGTTCGCTGGGTTAGCCCCTGCACATACCACTCTTGGCAGGATGAGGGCAGCTAGTGGTATGGGTATGATGAGATCGAGTATGCCCAAGTATACGACATGGACCTAACTCCCCCAATGATCCCACGTGACCTCGATGCAGAGGAAGTGGGAAAGATTAAAGAAGAGGTTCGTAGGGAGAACCTGGAGTGGCGGTATAAGTTGCTGAGGGCATGTAGACGCGATCATGACATACGAACTCTTGTAAGGGAGAAGTTTCACCGTGACTGGATGTTTGCCATCAACGGATTTTTCTGGACGTACGAGAGGGTACACGGCAAGGAGAACGTCTTTAAGCACTCCCCTACAATTCTTTGGCCCGTCCAAGTACGTCACACAGAGGTGCTTGTGGAGAGTATTGATTCTGGGCACGACGTCCTTACGGACAAAAGTCGTGACATGGGAGCGACGTGGGATCACATACAACTCTACGTCTGGTATTGGCTGAAACCAGAGCCCGGCAACGACTTTCTGCTTGGGAGTAGGAAAGAGGATTATGTCGACTTTAAGCGATCAATGGGTACACTATTTGGGAAGGCACGATATGCTATTAAGCGACTTCCCAAGTTTCTTGCTCCTCCTGGATTTAACTGGCGGCTCCACAGTTCCCGCCTCTATCTCGAGAATCCACACTCCGGCAGTACTATCACTGGGGAGTCCTGTAACGCCGACTTCGGTAGTGGTGATAGGCGGAAGGCTGTCTTGCTCGATGAGTTTGCAAAGTGGGAGAGAGGGCTCGATAGGCAGGCATGGTCGGCTGTTGGCGACGTTGCCAGAGCTCGTCATGCTCTATCAACCCCGAAGGGAGTAGGGAATGAATTCGAGCGACTCCGGTTCTCTGGACAGACCAAGCACTTCGAGATGCCTTGGTGGGAACACCCTGACAAGGCGGGAGGACGATACGTCCAGTCAGTTCCACTCTACGACGATAAGGGACAGATCAAAACGCATAAGGAGAAAATCCGCTCGCCCTGGTACGATGTCGAGGTCGAGAGGAGGAGTCCACACGAGGTTGCCCAGGAAATTGACATCTCGTACCTTACAACTGGCTCGCCCGCGTTCGACAGGGAGATCCTCAAGGCCCATATGGATACCCTCAGGGCGGAACCGATAGTACCACTGTTCAAGGGTGGTATCGTCTTGAAGAGGGAAGGCAGTATCGAGGAGGAGATCATCTCCCTCGAGCCGATCCTCACACCTAGCGACTTTGGGCCGTTGGTGATATGGGAGGAGCCTGAGGATTGGGACGAGTACATCCTCGGAGTCGACAGCACAGAGGGGAGAGAGGATGGGGACTTCTGCTACATTCCAGTTATCAATCGCAGGACGCGTAATCTGGCAGCAGAGTTTCATGGTATCTTCAAGGAGCACGAACTTGCTACGGCTGCTGTTGCTCTTGGCCTTTACTACAAGACGCGTTCTGGGCAGGCTTGGATTGTCCCAGAAGCTAACAGTATGGGCAGAGCAGTCATACAGTACATGATCGAGACACTACAGTATGCACGAGTATATCGAAGACGTATTACGAGTACCGTTACCAAGAAGTGGACACTCGAGTGGGGCTGGAAGACTACAACCCAGACGTGGGGACTTGTTAGGGCAGCCATCAACAATCATCTCGACTTCTCCGGAGGCAAGATTCCATCCATCGAGCTTCTCGAGGAACTCTACTACACAGAGGTGAGGCCAAGTGGAAAACTCCAAGGGGCGTCGGGTCACAACGATGACAGAATGGCAGGCTTTGGAATCGCTCTTGCTGGCCATTCTCAACTGCCTTATGGTTGGAACATCGAAGCTGATCTTATGTCTAAGGAGGAGAGGGAGAAAGAGGAGAGGGAGAGGATTAAGCATATGGACCCAGATGTGGTGTTCATGGACGAGTATCGTAACAGGATACTTGAGGACGCGTCTAGAGTACCCATCTTTGGAGGGAGTGCGGACAGAGGAAACGTCCCGATATAAGGAGAGTTAAAATGCCACTATTGTATGGAGCCAGTAGATTTGGTGGATCTCCCTGGAGCTTCTCCCCTAGGCCTCAACCTGGGACATGGCTCAGTAGGGCTAGAGACATCGGAGCACGTGAGATGGGAGCTAGGCCTTCGATGACTGGTATGGAGTTTGGGACATGGAGGTCAGGCGCTAACCTATCTAGGGATATAGCCAGTGCTAGGACGCTCCCTGGCATACAGTCTGAGCGTGATCAGCTCCTGTCCAATCTCATGAGGGTGAACGCGCTGTCTAGGGCTAGGAGAATGTACGGTGGAGGATATGGTGGTGCTTACGCCAGAGAACCTTACCAGTACTAGAGATAGGGTGGACTCTCATGGCTATGAGGTTGAGGACAGCTAGGACGGCTACTGGGCCTAGGCAGATCATGCTAGATGAAGAGACCCCTACACAGAGGCTCTTCAACTGGAGTAAGGATGCTTTTGATAGGCCTGTGTCTATTGGACTGCCCGGTATGTATTTCACGCCTGGTGAGGATGAACTGGGGAGGAGTAGAATTCTCCAGACGGCTGAGCCCCCAAAAGGAGCCAGCACGTTCGATCCACTGATGGAGCTTACCACTACCACAGGGCTTAGGAAGATACTCCGTGGTGCTGTCAAGATGAGGGCTAAGAGGTTCAAGTTTACTCCAGAGAAGCTTGCGAGTGAGCTTGGTCAGGTAGATCAGTTAGTAGAGGAGACGCCGCCTGGTCTCGCGGAGTGGCTTAGGAGCTTCAAACTTAAATCAAAGATTCCAGGGGCTCAGGAGGGGCATGGATACTACTTTCCGAAGAAGAGGCAAGCATATGCAGATCCGTACTCTCTGAAGTATGAAGTCGGTCCTCTAGCTGCACACGAGATACATGGCCACGCTACGCAGGATATATTCCGTCATAGGGCTCCTGTCGGCGGTGCTCTAGGGAAGGTCCAGCTTAAGGTGGATGAGGCGGTAGTTGGAATTCATCAGATGCGCGCTCAGCTCGATTATATGGAGCGGCTTGGTGCCATAAGTGGAAATCTGGCTAAGGAACATAGGGCAGCTTCTATTGAGAAGATACTGGAGGCTGCCGACCCTGGTGAGAGGATAGCCAACTCTATAGAGACAGCGTTGGGTAAGGGGGTTAACTATAGGGACGCTGTTAAGGCTGCGTATAGAGAGGCTAAGGATTATATTCCTTCTGATCTAAGGCAGCTGAGAAACGCAGCCAAACAGGTTGAGGACATGATGTTGGAGGCTGGCGAGGTGTTCTTTCAACCATTCTAGGTGGCGTTCAAATTTTGAACAGAAAGGCGGTATCGGCAATGAGTGAGAAACAGGCAAAGGCTGCTAGGAAGCAGGAGGCTGTTGACGAGGCTTGGTATGACATCATTATTAGTGTTAAGAAGAATGGTGGCTTCCAGATGGAGGTTCCGAAGGGGTCTCCCATCCCAATGACTCTTGACGTTCTGATGAGGTGCCAGAAGCAGGTGTGGGATACCTTCTTGAGTACGCTGCAGGCTCAGCAGGCCAAGCAGCAGTTGGTGAAGCCAGTCGGCGGCATACCCGAGGGATTGTTGAGGAGGCCGGCATGAGTGGAATCATTACTGGACTTGTGATAGTGGTTGCTATGTCACTTACTGCGAATGGCTTCCTGATCTGGATGCTTAGACAGGACTTCGGCTCGGATGACTACTTGATAGAGGAACTTCGAGGAGCGAATGAGACCCTGAGGGCTGAAAACAAACAACTTTATGGGCGGATTGAACAGATGGCAGCTAGCGTACCTCATATCAGGATAGTCGGACAAGATGAGGAGAAGATAGAAGCGCAGAGTAACTTGCTCGAGTATGACGATGATGATAACGTAATAGGACATAAGGGAGCTGGTGTAGTATGACATACTCTAATCTAGCCTATCAGAGATACTACAGTCCTCCAACCGGTAAGACTTATATGCCTACGATGGCAGAGGATTGGGTAATCAGTGATGTGAACCAGACCTTCGACGACAGTGCCCATCCCGCACTGCAGATCCTCCACAACGAGTGGTTCGAGTTCATCCTTTACTATCTTGGAGAGCAGTGGATCTCATTCGAGAAGGCTGCTGGTACCTACCGTAGAGTCTCCAAAGAGGACTGGATACCTACACCAGTTGACAATCATGTCCAAACTGCAGTTGAGGTCGCCCACTCTAACATGTTGTCGTCCAAGCTCGTCCCTGTAGTCAAACCCAACTCAAATTTACCCGATGATAGGTTTGCTTCAAAGGTAGGCGAGCTTATTCTCCGAAACCTTGATGGTGATCTACTGTCTCCTTGGTTCACTGAGAAGGAGTGGGCGTATCTCTGGGCGTGTATCGTTGGGACTGGATTTTTGAGGCCTGAGGTCATGTACCTGAGGAACAAAGCCATCAAGCTGCCAGTTAAGACCACTCGAAGATCTGGTGCTTTGATGGACGAGGAGATCGACTTTGGCTCAGAGTTCGAGACGGTAGCGAACGACGTCATGATTGACACTCGACACCTTAATCCATTTTGGGTGAGGGTGTCTGAGCTTGCTACCGATCTACACCCAGCGAGGTGTCCGTGGTGGGGCTTTCAGGAGATTAAATCACTAGATTGGATTAGGGAGAACTTTCCGGATAAGGCTGACTTCGTGGCTGCCGATGCTATCGAGGGGAGCTCTGTGCGCTATCAGGCTAAGCTGGCGGAGCTCGTTGGCAGTGCATCTACTCGTGTATTTTCGTCAACTTATGGAACAAGGGGCACTCTCTATGGGAGGCTCGATAGGCATACTATTGTTAAAACTAAGGAATGGGCACCAACTCTTGATTACCCAAGAGGAAGGTGCGCTGTTGTCGCAACTAACGTCCTCCTCTATGATGGTCCACTCCCTATATCTGACGATGAGGGACTGGCCGAATATGGCGGAGTTGCTTTCCACTATCGAAGAGTACCTGGAAGATTTTGGTCTAAAGGTATTGTCAAAGACATCCTTTCCCCACAAGACAGGATCAACGGTGTGGATGCTCAAGTTGTACTCAATAGAAAAACGTGCATCAACCCTCAAAAGCTTATTCCTGCGGGGTCTGGCATTACGAGCTGGACAGGTGAGCCAGGGCTCGAGGTTAGATGGAACCCAACACAGACGATGGGACATGAGCCTAAGATCATGCCAGGAGTCCCACTTGCGCCACAAATTTGGAACGAAAGGGTGGGGATGGCAGATGCCATCAAAGAGTCCTCAGGTTCAGAAGATATCCTCAAAGGAAAGGCACCACAGGGAGTTAGGGCTGGCATAGCGCTCGATATGCTCGAGGAGAAGGCTGCATCTAGGCACTTCCATCGGGACGAGAGGATGGCTAACGCTCTCGGTCAGATTTACCGACTCAGGCTCATCATGGTACAGAAGGAGTACAAGGTACCTAAGCTGCTCAAGATGGTAGGTGAGGATAACCAGTGGGAGGTCCTCCAATACACTGGAGCTGAGCTGAGGGGTAATAACGACGTGGCTATGGAGCCTGACAGCGGTATCGCACGGACTAGTGCTGGTAGGACTTATCTCATGATGCAGTTGGCTCAAAGTGGCATGGTGAACGTGGGCAACCCCATCGAGAGGGCTGAGATCTTTCGTAGGCTTGGGATGAAGAACTTTCGAACAGAGGTAAGTCAGGACGTTGAGAGGGCTCATAGGGAGAACTCGATGTTGTCAGCTGGCCAGGGTGAGTTATTTGAAGAGGAAGCTGTCTTTATGCTAGACGATCATCATATCCATCTGGCTATCCATACCGACTACATGAAACAGTCCAACTTCCCACAGCTACCACCTCAGGTTCAGGAGGAGTTCGTATCTCACGTTGGTGCCCATATCGAGGCTATGATGAACTCACAGGCTGGGGCAGAGCCAGTTGAGATGCCACCTGGGCAAGAGCAGCAGGCTCAGAGCGGTAGCCAAGTGGCAGTAGGAGGTGGAGGTGCCAGCAGCATTTGATAAGTGTGTGAAGGCTGGTGGTCGGGTTAGGAGGATCACTAAAGGCAATACATACTTCAACGTCTGTTTCCCCAAGAGTGGAGGTCCCTCTGTGAAGGGCCACACAAAGAAGAAGAAGGGGAGCCTTAGAGAGGCGAGGAGGAAGCATGAAGGCTCATGAGGGAACTTTAAGACATATGGAGCGTGAGGCACTCGAGAGGGGAGAGGGTGACATTGAGGTTACCAAGAACCCTGGGGAAGTGCAGTACTACATCAAGAAGAGTTATGGGAAGTCTCATAGGTACTACAAGGTTGATGTAAAGCCTGAGGTGCCGAAGACTTTGAGTTTAACCGAGTGGAACAGGCAGCGTGAGGAGTTCCATCTAACCGATAGGAACACTGGTTGCTCGGCCAGAGTGTTCTGTCCATCCTGCGAGATCAATGGGAATGGAGAGGTACTCATGGTCTATGCGACTGAGAGTATCCTATCGAACGCTGGTAACATGCCGGCCAAGAGGCAAGTCCAGTGCCCAGAGTGTTCGCGTACTGGAGTCATGTTACTGTAAGAAAGGAATGATCTTATGAGTTCAGGACAGAATCTACCCATTCCGGGTGCCACGATAGCTCCCCTCAACCCTGGCGAGGGTGAGGGCACCGTAGCTGGCGACGTACAGCCAGGGGAAGGCACTCCGGGAGTAGTAGCACCTGAGGGTAGCGTGGCCCAGCCTGGTGCGGGTACACCAGGTGAACCGGTGGCGCAGCCGGTTGAGGGTGAAGGTGGAACCCCACCCGCCAGTGGGGAGCCGAGGCCAGGACAAAGTGCCGAGGAGAGAATCCAAGGGCTAGTGTCTGAGGTTGCGACACTCAAAACACAGCTAGCAGACCTGGATGATGTACGGGATCTTGCCGATGAACTCGATGAGGTTCTCGTTGCATTGAGAGGTGTGCAGCCAGTAACACAGCAGCCAGAGATACCGCCCGCAGCAGTACCGACAGGTCAGCCGGCGCGGCCTGCTCCTCCATCTGGGGTGGAGGGACAGATTGCCCAGCTGACCCAGACGGTACAGGGACTCCAAAACCTTGTCCAGGGTATAGTTACTCAGCCTAGTGAGGCAGCAGCGTACAAGGCTTATGCCGCAGTCGAGGACAAGATCCTCTCCGACGCTGGGATCACCAATGAGAAGGAGGTGGTCCGTGTCAAGGAGATGATCAATAGGGAGATGGATGCTGGTAAGCACGACTGGACTCGTCCACGAGTTGCTAAGAGAGTGATACGTGGACAGGTCTCGGAGTTTCAGAAGCTTAAGGCTGATCTGTTAACTTCGAGTGTTGGACCGGCACCGACTCCGACTGCTCCTTCGACTCCCCCAGGTACGCCAAGTCCAGATGCTGTCCACGTGGCTGCACCTGAGAGTGACAGCATTGACCCTCTAGACCAGGCTCATGCTGAACTCGGACCCCTTCTCGAACAGATGATGAAGAAGGGGGGAGGAGTCATATAGTATGACCACTACCTATGCTGATCTGACCAACCTCACCGACATCCTCAAGCAGGTGTATGGACCTCGGATTGAGCAGCAGCAGAGGCGGGAGGCTATGACTTACATGGAGCTACCGATATCGAGTCGGAAGCCTGGAGGTCTTGGCTACATCTTCCCCGTCCATATTGGCTCTAACCAGGCCATCGGTGCGAAGTTGGAAAGTGAAGCGCTGCCGACTCCCCAGAGGCAGCGTTACGATAAGGTTACCATCACACCCAAGTATGTGTATGGTACAATCAGGGTCACTGGCCCTGCAATTGCGGCTGCGAAGGCGAACGTCATGGCCTTTGCGGACAGTCTCGCTTCGGAGATTTCCAACGCTTTCATTGACGTGAGGACTGATCTCGGGAGAATGACCTTTGGTGATGGATGGGGTAAGCTCGCTACACTCAGTGCGGCTGCCACTCCATCCGCCGTCGCTACGTGGACCTTCACGTGTGACAACACCACAGGTGTTCATTATCTTCGGGAGGGGATGATTGTGGACTTCTATGAGTCCAACACCCTCGATGCGGATAATGACGTGTCCGAGATCACCTCAATCGACCCGTCCACGAAGATAGTCACCTGTGCCGCCAATGCCACCGCCTCTGGCACCGTAGCAAGTGCCGCTGAGGTTGTGAGGACTGCTACCCGTGAGGCGACTCATGATACCTCCTCTGACACTTCGAGGGAGATTATGGGCTTCTTGGGTATCATCGACGACGGTACCAATGTGGCGACCTTCCAGGACATCGACCGTACTGCCGCTGGTAAGAGGCTGTGGAAGGCCAATTACCTGGCTAACTCCAGTGTGGATCGGGAGTTGACCCTTGACCTGATGCAGAGGGCGATTGACCTCGCTCGTTACAGTGGTGGCTCAACCATCAACGACATCAGGATGGGTCTTGGCCAGCGCCGGAAGTACGTGGCACTGTTGCAGCCTGACATTCGTTACACCCCGATGCAGTTGGAGGGTGGGTTTGAGAGGCTGACATATGCTGGTGGCGATGCGAGGATTCGTATCTCCGTTGATCCTGACTGTGTACCTGGTAAGATATTCTTCCAAACCAAGGGAACCATTAAGCGATATGAGTTGAAGTCGCTTGGGTGGGCTGACCTTGACGGGAATATCCTCAACAGGCGCTCAGGTTACGATGAGTGGAATGCGTTCCTGTGCATCTATACTAACCTCGGCTCCACGAAGTGCAACGCGAATACTCAGTTGCTCGACCTCGTTGAGCCGGCGCTGTACTAACCCTTGACCCAGTATCCCCTGCCCTCGTGAGAGGGCTAGGGGGGTAAACTATGAATGGAGGTCAAGCATGATTAAGATGAGAAATCTGGATGTTAGTCTCCAGAATGAGATCTACGCTGGTGGAGCACTTGGCTTCGAGCAGCTCCTCACCCAGAGGAACAACTACTCCAAGTCCAAGATTTACTACGTGGATGCTAACAACGGTTCGGACAACGACGTTGGTGATACCCCTGGAACTGCGCTCGCTTCGATTGAGCAGGCAACCACTCTCGCCAACGCAAGGATTGACTGGGCCGAGTCACCGTGGGCTAGGCAGGATACTATCGTTGTGTTTCCTGGAACCTACGCTGAGAACCTGACAGCGCTGCCATATGGCTGTAACGTCATCGGAATCGGTCACGACATCCGAGATGCTCAGAATGGTGTCAAGATCAAGCCTGCCTCTGGTGCTCCCGTGGTCGTGACCTCAACCATCAACACCCTGTTCCGGAACATCAACTTCGAGTCTCCGGATACGACAGCTGCGTTTACGAGCGCCAACCTGAACAACTGCCTGTTCGAGAACTGCATGTTCACTGGTCCAGCTGAGACAGCTACCATGACAGGTGCTCTGGTGTGCAGTGACCTGACCAAGACCACGTTCAGAAACTGCTGGTTCGCTAACGCTGACAAGGGATTCGACATCAACTACGTCGATGGTGGTGACAAGTTGGCGTATCTGTTGATGGAGAACTGCTGGTTCACTGGCATTGATACCGCGGGTATGGAGATCAGTGCCGATCTGGTTGGCGTTCACAACATGGTGAACTTCTGTTTCTTCCTCGGTGCTAGTCAGACAATGGCAACTGGTATCCTGGACAACATCGCCACCATCAACGCCAACGGGTGTTACTTCGACTGCACAGATGATGTCAACGGAGTCCTGTCTGCGAACGGATGCTACGCAGCTAACGCCTTAGTCACCTAGGAGGTGATCTATGGCAACCTATGAAGTCACTACGAAGTGTGGGAAGTGCAAGGGGACTGGTACCTACAGCTCCTACTATGGAGGGTCCCAGGACTGCCCACTCTGTGGTGGTGACGGTAAACTAGCCATTGGTGAAGTTGTCCTTGATGACATTGAGGACTCGATTAGCGACATCATGGACAAGTGCAACGACATTAAGGAGGTCGTTGACGAGCTTTAACTCTAACCAAACATCCGACTTGTGTTCGAATTTTGAACGGCACCTGTCGGGTGTTTGACTGAGGGTTAAACACAAACAACAGGAGGTAACTATGCCCCATACCAGAGACATTATCATGGTGAGGATGGTGGACAATGATGATAGGTTTGTGACTCATCCAGTGATGATTCCAGTCCACGCCATCGACATCGCAGCCATAGTTCCGGACTTGCAGAACGCAAGTTTGGTAAACATCGACACGTCTCCACACCCACACGTCTTCAACTATCCAGCCCCTAACTACTACAGGGTCAAGCCTGCAGGAAACAAATCCTGGACTCATAAGTTTCCACAGTCCTATGGATATGCCCACGGTGGCATCCTGGCTGAGTGGAGGTTTGACGATGCGGATGGGACAACTGCCACTGACGAGGTTAGTGGCTACGTTCTCACTGAGCAGGGTGATCCGACGTGGCAGAGCTCTGCAGCTACTGCAGGGCTGGGGAGTGGAGTCGCATTTGATGGTACTGGTGACATACTAGACGTCGCCATTGCATCTGCTCCTAACCTTGACATAACCACAGGTGATTTCTCTGTCGAGCTGGTATGTGAGCTGACTACTGGAATCGGTGAGACGACCCTAGTAGAGCACCGAGGTGCGACGGACGGGGTGGGGTGGACCATCGGGACGGATGCCAGCGACCAGCTAGAGGCGAAGGTTGAGGACTCCTCAGGTGAGACTGCTCTGACAGGCGAGACGGACATCGCAGATGGGACTATCAAACACATAGTCGTCACGTTCGATAGGGACGGTAACATGACTCCCTATATCAACGGTGTAGCTGGTACGGCAGTCTCCATCGCTACCAGGGCATTGACGCTCACGAATACTGGCAGGTTCGCAGTCGGTGGTGATAGTGACCGTTCGGCTGGCAGTCTGACGACAGGTACATTCTACTTCCTCCGAGTCTACAACAGAGCGATGACAGCTGATGAGGTCCTCCAGAACTACCGCATCTTGATTGGGAATGAGTGGCCTGGCTGGACTCGTGTAGTCGACCAGACTGATGGCGCAGATGCTGATGTGGTAGCCAGTGGACAAGACCCTGCGTCTGTTGACGTAACTCAGTGGATGAAGGGCTTTCGAGGTAGCTATGCTCGTATCGCTATGGCTACTGAACAGACCACTTCACGTACCTACGACTTCGGGTGGATCTTCTCAGGAGTGACCTAATGTCAACTAAGTTGCGCTACTCACTAGCGATGATTCGAACAGACCCTCCCAGGAAGCAAGCTGGAGAGACGCTCCCAGTCCTTCACCTGAGGGCAGAACTTCCCATAGACAGGCTCCGTGAGTTGGTGCTTGAGGCGCTGGAGCTGCCTCCTAAGAAGAAGAGGTGGTTCCAGCGCAACTCGTCTGGTTATACTGAGGAGGAGGTGAGGAAGGCAGTTCGAGTCGCATCTGCCATTGCGGTATCCAAGGCCATGTCCCAACTGATGAACAAGAGGGAGAGACAAAGTGTCGGTACTACCACAGGACGAGACTGGTAAGGCTGAGTATGGATATAGCTACGACTTCGATATGCAAGAAGTCGCTATCTATATTGATAACGGTGCTGGTGGTGTCGAGCTTTGGGATGGACTCGTGTCCTTCTCGGGTGATGTACAGGTTGATACAGATGATCTGGAGCAGTTGGTAGAAGACTCTCTTGATACGTATAAGATGGATGACTTCGATGTTAGTGGTGATCCTAAATACGTCGGATTCCAGGACAAGGATGGTAACTACTATATCGCTAGGTATAATATAGGAACCCCCGCTGTTGACTATACGGCTGGGAGTAGTGGTTACGCTGCTGCATGGACAAATAGGGCATCTGAGTCATACGACTCATTCGCCAACACCTTTTAGTCGAGGCTATCTATGGAGGTCACAGAACTATCTAGAGGCCAGAGGGGTAATCGTTACTGGGTCACAGTGCGTTTTGTGCATACTGCATCTGGTGTGGAGAGTGTTCATACCTTTTGGTCAGACAGCCCTATTGATGCGCCTACCCTATCTAGCCTAACTGATGCCAAAACTACCAGGCTTAATCTTAAGAGGTCGTTGCTAAACTCATTTACCCTTTGCTCTGTTGAGAGTAAGGAAATCATAGACAAATTGATCGTCGCAGTTAGAAATCAGCCAGCCCTCACCAAAGCACAGGCAATCAGCTGGTATGATAACAACTATCCAGACGCACTTTGGCGTGGTGAGCAGCTTCTAGATGCTGGACGCATATGGCTGAGGGATGAGCTCGGTTATGTGCCTTCCTGGGAACAGCTTAAAACCTACATAATCAATAATACTTTCGAGGGTATAGATGGCTGATACATACTTAGATGAGGGTGCATCTGGCGCGAATGATGGTAGCAGCCCAACTGATGCTTGGGAGTCATGGGCCGATGCTGTCGCTGCTCATGCGACTCCAGATACATGCTGGATAAGACGGACTACGGCAACAGTAGTAGGTGCTGACCTAGCTCCTGGTATTGGTACTATCAGTGCTCCTATAAAGTGGATAGGCTGGCCTAGGGCATCTAAGACAATCAACTGTGATTG